TTGGTAGACTCGCTGTCGATAATAATGTGCGGTCGATAAACAGCCAGACTAGTATCGGTGGCCTTACCTAAAATGGCCGCTTTTCCATCATTAATTTCAGTGCCGTGCGATTGGCCTAATACCGTAATTTCCGAGTAACGGCTAGCAATGCTTTCACTGCGATTCAACGAGAGCAGGTTGTTGCCGTCACCGGCATAATTCATGATCAGTGTTGCAACGACTGGCGTAGTGATGTCAGCGCCGCCAATCACCAATGTACCATCCGGTTCAAACCACGGCCACAAGCCGCTCGCTTCGGCAGCGTGGGCAAGTACATCCCAAGCGGTTTCACCCGGCTCGACATTGATTTTCTCAAACTGGCCAGTGCCGTCAATGCGTACTTTGGCAATACCTAATGGCTTGACGATCTTGTTAACGACTTCCGCCAAATCGGTTTGCCTGGAGACAAAAACAGGGGCTGAACAATCAACCAACAGGGCGGCACCATCACGCCCCGATAAGCGCAAGCTATGCTCGTTACGGGATACTGACAATTCAACATCGTCAACCAGTCCGCTTAATACCGTGTCACTGCCAATTTGTACCTGTACCGCTGCACCTGGGCGTAAACTGTCCGGGATAGGTTGCCGGTCAACGCCCAGGGAAACTTGCCAGGCGTCAGCGGGGGTCAGCAAATTGGAGTCAATACTGTAACTTTCCCAGTGGCTGTGGCTACGACCGCCAATCAACAAAGAAACTTGATCAGCTGGCATAAGCGGTCAATGGGTCAGTGGCTTGCAGAAAATTGGGATTAACCAGACTGTTTAAGCGTTGTAACTCCAGCGCACGATCATGGTCACCGTACCAGCGGTGCGCCAAAACCCGTAATGGGGCCGGTGCGGCGACCAGTCGGGTAATTAAGGGCGGATGCAAGACGATGATGGCTTGCGCAGTGACTTGCAGAGCCAGTGCCGTATCTTTCAGGTTCTCAATAATAGGCCGGGCAATCATTAGCGGATAAGCGGCACGCACCAGCTCAATGGCGGTTTCAAGTTCGGTTCTGGCAATATTGGTAATGGTTTCAATATCAAGCGGGGTCAACGTCGCGGCTTGGGCTTCTGACTGTAATACGGCCGCTGCCGTATCGGCAATAGTCGTTGCCCGTTCAACTTGCAAATGGACTTGTGTTGCCTGTATCGCATCGGCTTCAGTAGGCACATCTGCATTAATCACGGCGACTGACGTGTTTACGCTTTGCAGGCCGGTATTGTAATCAACAACGGTGGAGCCGCTTAATAACACACCGGATAGGCGGGTAGCGGCATTGCGATAATCAGCCAATAAGGTCGTTACCGAAAAGCCGCCTACATTCATGACGCCACCGGCCAACGCCGTTAAATCACTGGCCCAGCTTAGCGGATACGTAATCATATCCATACCCGCTGCAATTATCCCGCCTGCCATGGCTTTCAGGGCAAACACCGGCCCCAATAACTGTTGGCGCAAGGCGGTTAATTGACTCATGGGATTCAGGGCTTTTAATTTAGCCATCAGCGTAGTCAAGGTGGAGGCTGAGGCGGCTCTTGCCGCTTGCGCCTTTTGTCTGGCGGCATCGGCTTGTTGTGCGGCGGATTGTTGGGCAAAGAACGGATTTCCGGTCGTGGATTCAGTCAGCTCAAATGATAGGGTTGCCTGATCAATGGCTTCGGCTTCATGGTGGATACTGGTACGCACCACTTGCGCTGCTTTCATGCTGCCAAATACCGGATGGATCAGCTCCGCAGAGCCGGGTTTCTCCAGGGCAATAATAAAGGCTTTCAGGCGGTCTTCGTAATCGTCGCCATAAAAAAAGGCTTGAACGGATACATGACGCGGACCTCGCCCCATATCCTCCACGTCAGCACCGGACAGATAGGGGAAGGCATGTTCGGCAACCGACTTGTCAAAACCGTCCTCAATACTTAGGCAGTCGAAGCTAACGCCGCGAAAACTGGCCTCCAACAAGGTTTCAGACCACATCAGTTACGCCTCGCCTGTTGGTTGTTGGCCTTATTGACTTCAGCGGTGATGTTGCCGTTCTTGACATCCACCGTCACCTCAACCTTGGCAGGTTTATCCGCTTGGGTATTGGTATTTAAATACTCATTAATGCGTTGTGGCAGACTGATATTCTTGTCCAGGCGCATACTGGTATTATCCGGCGTCATACCATGCTTAGCCATCTGCCAAAGACTGTAACCACCTACACCTGCTGCTATGCTTGCTGTTCCTGATAATGCCATGCCACCCATTCGTGCAAGTCCGGCACCACCGCCGCCACCCATTAGCAAGCGTATTAGGCCGCCACCGGCTATCGCCGAAGCTAATACGCCCATTGCCGTTGCCGTCTCGTAGATATGTTTTGCCAATACCGTATCGGCCTCTGCCAGCGTATTGGCTTTGTCTAATAAGCTTGCCAAAGGCCCGTTAATATCAGCAAGCGCATCAATGGCCGCAAAAGCCTTTTTGTTGCCCAGTTGTTCGGTTTTAAAGTCGAGCGAACTGCCAATTACTTGGTAGCTGGTTTCGGCTTCTTGGCCGGATTCAGCAGCTACCTTAGCCTTTAAATTATTATATTTATCTATCTGTTGGATCATTGCCAACAAGCCCATTAGCGCCTGCCTATCCTGGACAGTCTCGCCTATGCTCTTTTGCATCATAATATCTGCCATAGCTGCATAAGTGGCTTTTTGTTCTGCTCCGGTTGCGCTATTGGCTTTTTTTTGTAGACTGGTAAAGTCCTTATCCTTATTAGATATGGAGCCAACTAAAGCTATGAATGCCTCCAAGGGGTTTTGCCCTTTTCTGCGTGCCTCAACTAATGTACCAGTTAGATCCTTACCAAGCTTTTTAAAATCTTTAGAGGTATCTGCGGAATTAATTTTAGTCAGCAAATTAACCATATTATTACCCGCCTCATCCGAGGTTCCAGCAGTAATACGCGATACCTGGTTTGCGGCCAGCAATGATTCAAAACCCCCCATACCCTTCATGCCGTTGCCGCCCGCCAACGTCATTTGTGCTGGCAGCCATTTCGCCATATCGGTCAATTCAAAACCACCCAATTGTCCGGCCTTGATCGCTTTTGACAGCATCGCAGGCATATCCTTATCGGCAATGCCCATCGTTTGTTTGGCAGCTGCCATAATTTGAGCTAATTCCCGCCCGTTAGCGCCAGTTCCGGTTGCTACTTTTTGCAATATGGGTAGTTGTGCCATAGACTCATTAGCGCCACCAAATGCATTGCTGCCTACTAGCGCGTTTAGGGTATCAAGTGCCTGCTCCGGCGTGCCACCGCCGACATTAACAGCATTACGTATGCCGGCATTAAGCCGCTCTTTATTGGCAATACGCCCGGTCGCATCCATATCCGAGTTGGCTGTATTCGACAGCAAGGCCAGGCTTCGGTCGTAAGTCATGGGGCGTTCAATGGCATTTTTTGCCACATAACCGCCGGCCATAATGCCGCTACCAACTGCCATACCGCCATTAAGCGTTGCGCCACTGACCCGGCGCAATACTGACAGCGCCGAATTGGCTTGGCCTTGCATAGCTCTTAGTGCGGAAGTCAGGCGCTGGATGCCCAAAGGCTGGATACGGTTGGCTACACTGGCAATGCCGCCTAGCGAGCTGGTTGTGCTTCGCGCCTCAGTATTGGCCTGGCGCATTGCAGCCACCAAGCGGCCAATACCGCTAGGCTGCACCCGGTTAGCAGCCTGCGCCACGCCTTCCACTGACCGGGTCGCTGTTCTTGATTCGCGGTCAACGCCTTGCATGGCGGCACGCAAGCCCCGGCTCATTTGATCATTGAGCCTGAGCAAAACAGATAATTGCAGGTTATTGGCGGACATGTTTACGGTGCGTATTAATATAGGTTTGAGCGTGGCTATCCGGCGCTTTAGTTTGTGCCGTGCGGTGTCCCGACAAGCTGTCGATAAGGCTGGCCGCGCGGGCTTCAGTCAATGCCAACGGATCGGTAAAGCCCCGGCTGCGCAAGATAATCTCTAAGTCGATGTAGGGTTTAAGGGCTCTTTCAAGCCCTTCAGCTTTTTTTCAAGCTCATCCTGGGCTTCCAAGATAGCATCAACATCCAGCTCGGACAGCCCCATTAACAGCTCGCCATCAATCTCGGTAATCGTGCCAATGCTTTCGATTTGTTCGCCTGCCTTAAAGATTCTTAGACGCAGGTTTGATGAGCCTGCCCCACCTTTTTCGATAGCGGCAATGGCATCGGCAATGGTCGCCTGACGCATGACCATACTGATTTGCCATGTGTCATTGATGACAATACCTGCCGCCAAGTCCCGTATACCTATCACCAAGTCCCGCGTTACCTTAATCATTCCACCACCTCACGCAACGCCGCCATAGTCAAATCCTGCATGGCTTCATTATCCACCGAATATTTCTTGCCCACATCCAGGGTAAAGCAGTCCTGGTAAGAAGTGCGCTTGCCACCCGCCGATTGCGGATAAATGGTGATCTTGGCACCGGCAACGCCCGCCCAGTCGATATCGCCCTGTAGCGGGATAACCGCCGAGAC